GCTCTTTTCCAGATACTTTGCAACTTCTTCAATTGTTCCGGTAAAAACAACCTCATCATTTTCTTTTACGTTGCTGATCGCATAAATGCATTTTCTGTGTCCGTATTTCATTTGTCATCCTCCTTTGATATCAGGAACTCGGCCTTTCCCAGCTCGACCATGTATCGATACGCGACTAGCCGGTTTCCGTATTTATGCTTGATTTCCTCGATTTGTAATTCGGACTGAACTTCATCCAGCTTTAGGACTTCATATCTTTTCTCGTCAAATCCGTCCATCTTACTAGATCTCGCTTATTTCGATGACAGCATATCCGGTTTCAGTGTCATAAGTCGTGTATAGCTTATGCGCGCTGATGTCCACGACCTGTGAGTCGTTGTTATACGCAAGTCCTTCGAGCGCATCGAGCACCGTCTTGATCTGATTGTCCAGATCGGGCTTTGTCGGAGCAAGAAACCATGACAAATCCAGCTCACGGCCGTGCCTAGTGGCCACATCTACTTTTTTAGCCAGAGTTTTAGTCATCGGCCGGTAGATCGTAATTGATACAGCAACCGGACCGTCAAACGGATCCACATCTCCGCACATGTTTTTAAATGCCCGAGCAATTGCTCTTTTACTCTTTTGCGTCTCTTTCGGAATGTATGACATCCCGGATCGTGTCACTCTTGGTCTTTGCATCGGCATCACATGGCCACCAAAAATAAATTCGTATTTCATTCCGTTCCCTCTGTTTCCTCGTCTTTGGCCGCCAGCTTGTAAAGCTGGGCTTTTGCATCTTCGATTGCTAAGACGATATCGCGATCCACGTATCTGTACATGATGTCATCCAGGATCACCATCATGTCGTTTGTTCTTTTTTTAGCTCCGGCTTTAGCCCCTTCTGCAAAGACATGTTCTTCGGTGTCTCGCTTTGACACGATCAGAGCCGTCACCGCCACACCGGCCATCATGCCAGCCAGTGCACAGGCAATGCTATAAATCATCATCGTTATCACCATCCTTATCGCTTTCGCTCTCATCAAATTCTTCCTGATATTTCTCATACTCTTTTTTGTAGCTGGAAAAAACGACTAAATCTACCAGCTCAATAATGATAAGCAGTGCGCACAGCGCTATCGCTGCGATCAGCAAAAATACTTCAACATCATCAATAAATAGCATTTTTATTTATCCTCCCTACATCCACGACTGCTTTTCTTCTTTTTGTCTTGCAAGCAGCACCTCACGATGGATGTTGCTGTTAGCAACGTGGCCATATTTTGATATAAGTGTTACTTTCTCAAGACTCAAAAACTTAAATGCGTTTGTGTTCCATTTTTGATAAAACACTCGTTTAAGATATGTCTTAGTGTATGTCTTGCGGTAGATCTCTTCATACTGAGATTTTGCCTTGTTGTCATGCAGTCCATAAATTCGATAGAAGACTATTTTCTTTGCATTTGTTGCATCCACCTTTATCACCTCTTTACAAGTATTCCAAATGCATGAGAATCAGAATTTAAAATGACCGTTATAAATATATTCGCAGGTATTTCCTTTTTCGTCTTTAACTCTGATTCTTATTGGCCATGCAGGACCTACCTTTTTTGGCTTAAACGTGTATCCTTCTGGTACAATTTCTTTTGGCGTCTTATGATATGCCTCACACTCAATTGCATCTTCCTTTTTTGCGTATGCTGTTCCACATTTCTCACAGTAGTAAAGTGTTTTTTCTTTCATTTTTTATGGTCTCCTTTTTCCAGACATTCCAATAGAAATCAACCTCGCATCCGTTGTAATAGAGATACATCTCACATTCACGTTCATTTCCACTTTTATCTACTGCGCAGCATATGCCGTCGCATGTATAAGACGTCGGCTGATCATAACGATATTCCTTCCTGATTATCATTAGCGATCACCGGATTTTTTATTCATTAGTATAGTTTCATAAGATGTATCTATTTTTCTAATATATTTTAAAATATCTTCGTCATTAACAATGATTAAATCTTTTTTGCTGTTGCTGTATTTAGTCGATTGATAAATCAAAAATAATAATGTATTAAGGTTTTGTTTATCAGCAATTAAATGTTCATATCTTTCTAAATCAATCATTGCATATTCGTTTGATTCGTTTTGCTTCATTTTTATTTTTTAACTAATCCACTAAAACAAGGGACAGCTAATAAGTGCTAAGTGTGTGGTAGGTACGGAACGTGTAACCGTACCACCACTAGCACTGTCTTTTTGCACTTGTCTTTTTTAGCATTTATCCATTTCCATACATGTGACAACATATATATAATAGGTGTCTTCCACTTCTGGACAACCTTTGACCACTTTCGGACAACCGTTGTCCACTTAAATTAGATTTTTTTTACACTGCCCTTTAAGCGCATAAATTCATCAGGCATTTCATCAATGTAACGTTTTATTGTTTTTTCTGATACACCTATCTTTTCGGCGATCAGCGCAATTGGTACAAGGCCACCTTTAAATTCATCTTGCATTTCTTCATATGTTTTTCTAAATTTAGACATGTTCGTCTTTTTCTTTTTTATCTGATCACTCATGGCCTTGTCTTTGGCTTTTGCATTGTCTAGCCATCCTTCATTATCGAAAATGTGAATTGGATAAACAAAGAACATATTTTTTGGCTTTGGACTCCGAAATTCTCTAAGTGAGCACGTCATTTGACCGGCCGTTGCACTTTCGAGATTTTCTTCGGCTTGTCTAATCAGCACTTTCAGCTCATGCTTTTGCTTCTCGTCAAGTTGATATTTGATAGCTGTGTCAATGTCGCTTTGAGTTGTCTCTAAATGCTTTGGACGTTGTCTAAACTGTTCAGAGTTCTTTTCTAAAAAGTTCTTCATGACCATTTTTTTGTACTTTGCTGATAACTTTTCTCTCACGTCATCAGTTAGTTCTAGTTCGATGATGTCATCAATTGCATCAGGATCACGGGCAAATACACCAGATCCGCTCATACGGTCGTTCGCAGCTTTGGAGCTTTGAGCACCTTTGGAGTGATGATGTACGTATATAACGCTTGCGTCCATCGCCTCGCAAAGATGATCTAGCTCTGAACTAAATTCGGAAACCTCTTCGGCATCATTTTCATTTGCATACATCACTTTATAAATTGGATCAATTATGACTACATCAAAGTCATAATCTTTGCATCGTTCTATAATCATCGGCGCCAAATCTTTTAATGGCATACCTTTTGAGCGCAAGTTCCAAATCATAAGGTTATCGTCTGGGATTGTCTTTAAATCAATCCCCATTGCCTCAGCAACATTTTTAAGTCGCTCATTAAATGAGTTTTCCCTTATTTCCATATTGAGATAAAGGGTCTTGGACACATGGGTGTCCATGTCCAACCACTTATGTCCAGTTGCAAGCGCCAACGCAAGCTCAATAGACATAAACGATTTACCTATCTTTGACGCTCCTGACATGATCATCTTGGTGCCCTTGTTTAGATGGTCATAAATGATCGGTGTTTCCTTTGGCGCCGGATAATTATAGATACTTGATAAGTGTGTAAGTGGTGGCAAGTCTGATCCAATAGCTTTTACAAACTCGACCCATTCAATGTAATTTCTTTGGCCAATTTGTGTAGCTATCAGTTCTTGCTTTCCTGATCCTCGGCTTACCCCAGGCATACGACTAAGCCGAGATGGGTTCTTGTTTGCCTGATCAATTGATAAGCCGTAATTCTCACAAACTTCAAACACGTGTTTTACGCGTTCTTTATATTCATCAGCATTTTGCGCATCGACTTTTACGATTGCGTGTAAACTTTTGTTGCCTGACGTTACTAAAGCAGCGATTGGCATTTCTAGCACGTTTACCATCAAATCAAATTGTTTATCAAGTTCCATTGTATCCGACTCAACTAATACATATTTATAAGACTTGATATCATTGTCCTTCGATCCTTGCGTAGCATTGACTCGGATCCACACTCCGGCATCTTGGTTGTAAAATCCAATAGCATCCTCGACGCTCTGGGCACTGTTTAGTTTCTTTTTCAGCTCGCCGACATTAAACAGCTCGCCCTTGTTTGCTGGGATGTATTTAAAAGTGGCCTCGCCTGTTTCCTGATCAATCTTTTCTTTTTTTATCGCATGCGTCACAATGGACACATAATCATTGTCATTGTGTAGCACGTCTAAATACTTGATAAGCTGATCAACGTCTTTATCATCGGCTTTGATGTTTTTTAATTTGGATTTACTTTTTGAAACTGACTTATAAGTAAAACCGTTATTGATTGCATAATTTAATATTGTACCGCCTGTTACGATGGAATCTTTATCATCATTGAATGAATCCCATCTTATACGGTTTTGTTTGTCATCATAGTTTGGTGATCTCATTGACCATGCGTCGAACACATAATATGGGATCCCTTCATGCTTGCAAGCCATGCCGACTTTGTACCAAGTCTCATCGTCATCAGATGGTATGTAATCAAGTGCTTTTATCAGCAAGTCATTATTTCGCATTTTCGAGACCCCCTTTCAATAATTTTATAAGCGTTTGTGGATAACTAGCACGATCAGCAAAGAGAAACACACAGTCATAACGAAATTGCATAGTAGATAATATTTTGTAAAGCTGTTCGCCTGTTGTCGCCTTTTTGGAATACTTTCGTCTTGGGTTATCCCATTTTTTGACATCATCAAGAGTTTTGATTTCTTCCTCTTCTACAAGCACGATCATTTTAATATTCAAATCCTGTGCTCGTTTCATTTCATCGTGAAATCTTTTATGCTCTTTTGTAACGTTGCCTACAAGTTCCAACAGGTTAGCTTTACGATCGATAACGAGATAGGGATTCTGTAGTAACTGGTAGTCGCCACAGTACATTTTAGAGTTAAAATGTTTAATCCCTAAATTGTTAAAATATTCAATTATGTGTTTGTTTTCTTTCTCGCGAGTATCCACTTGTATAACAAGCTCTCGCATTTAGAGACACCTCAATTAGAACTGAATGTCATCATCAATTCTGATGTCTTTTGTTTTTGTTGCGTTGCCTGATTGTTTCAGCTGCTTGCGCTGAGTTTCATCAAGTTCTTTTTTTGGTGGAATCTTAAAATCGCCTTTTCTGATTTCATCAACGCTGTACACCTGATGTACTCTAAGCGTTGTTTTTTCTTCACCGTTTTTAGATACGTAAGCTTCTTCTCTCAGCACGGCGCCAATTTTTTTACCTTTTAAAGATTTTTCGTCCCAATTCCATGAGTATCCTGGGTTTGATTTTTCTACTGCATCAATAAAGCGTTTAAACATGCCCTGGGCTTTTGGCTTGTAAGATGCATAATTGAGAAGGCCCCAAAAACCGTGATCTTCATATAAATTCTGATAATAGTCTTTATATTCCCCTTCGGAAATATCGACCAACATTTTCAAATATTCTTTATCCTCGACATCTCTAATGTTTTTGATGACCAGGATATAGCCACCTGCCTGTGGATTATTTACCTCATCAGATGATGGTTTTACGTTTTCAAAGTTTTCAATTTTTCTCATTTTTTGTTTCTCCTTTTTATAAACTAATTTCATAATATTCTCTAATAGTTTCATTAACGATTCTCAAATCGTTATCAATAATATCTTGTTTAAACATGTCGATTGGCGATTTTACAGTGTCGTTAATACCTCCATGTGTAATAAAGTGGTATCCGTTGTCGTCATGCTTTGCCATCAGCACGATTTCAAAAAGTCCCTCTAACGTCACATGGTCATCGATCATCTTTCCAATGGTTTTTGCTTTGGTCTTTCCTAACTCGTTTTCTTGTGTGTGATGCAGTAAATACACGATCACATCATCATTTAAAGATTTAATACCACTGATCAAATCGACAAAATGTTTTGCAAGCTCAGTAAATTTTTCATAGCCTTTTTCATAGACTCTGTCCATTTCTTCAAAGGCCATGAGGTACTGTGAGTCATCAATCACAAAGCTTTTTACTTTATCCTGATACTTACCCATCATGTCGATAATGGTGTCGTATCTTTCGGCCGGTGACTGATCACGTACATTAATGACGTTCATCTTTTTTCTAAATGGCATTCGTTTTCCTGATACCGAAAATACAAGAACATCTTTTCTATCAAAATTTCTTAGCGAGCTAGTTTTTCCTGATCCTGATTCGCCAAGGATTAATACAGGCATTCCCATAAAAACATCTCCTTATTTGACCGAGATATTTTCTCTTTCAACGAGTGCGCAGCCTTCCAGCTGTTCGCCTGATTTTAAAAGCTTCTTGATCTCAGTCTTTTTAGGCGTAATTTTTACATTAGCCACTTCTGGATAAGCTGAATATAAACTGTCCAGCACTGCCGGATCGTCGGTGATTTCGACAACCGTTGACTTTCTCAATGATGCCTGTCCCCACTTGCCGACAATCTTTTTTTTGCCTGCTGCAACCATGAAGTTTTTTTCATTTTCCAGGATTGCGTTGGCCTTCTTTTCCCAAATTTTAGCAAGTTCAGCGAATGCTTTGGCCTGGGCCTTGAACATCTCCGCATTGCTTGCACAGATACGCTGGTATGACATGATCTTGTCATTTTTATCAGTAATCAATTTATGCAGCTCATCAGCGAGCACGACCTCACCTGTCTCATAATCAACAACAATCATGTCGTCGATCTTGTTGGCTTCATCCTTTGTTAAGCCCAGCAATTCAAAGCGGTTCATTTCTTTTAATTCTTTCATAAGTCTTCTCCCAACCTTTCTTCTAAGTCTTTAAGTTTTTCGATGTACTGGCTTCTCTCTTCGATCAGTTCATAGATCTTGTTATCCAGCTGATCGAGGATCACAATAGTATCATCGTATTCTGATCTAAGCATTTCTTTATTCATAAAATCCACGTTCATCTTCCCTCGCTTTCTTCATAGCGTGCGAGACCGCTGAATAGCCTAATGCTTTCACGATCTCTAAAAGTAAATCAGAGTTTTGTACCGTGAATGTCTGCATGATGTCGTCCCATTCAACATGTTCCTGGATGAACGTAACCAGAATGCCCATCGAAACCGAATCTTCGATAAGATTACGGTACTCTTCATTTGTAATCGTAACTGTTTCTTGATTTTCCATTTGTTGTTTTCTCCTTTACTCAATATCGTCTATTAAAGACAAATTGCCTCATCGTCAAATTTTGGTTTTGTTTTTTCAACTTTCTCTAATTTTGGAATTTTGGTAAATTCTACACCAGATAAAATTGAAGCTAGTCCACCAATAAAATATGTGTTATTTTGAGGTGTTTTTACCTCTACAGTATTCATAAATAATTGAGCGGTTCTTAGTTTGTCTCTTGCTTCTTTTGTTTCCTGGTTTTTTAATTCTTTGTTGAAATCATCAATATATTTTTGTGTGATCAAATATTCGTTTATTTCATCCATTGAGGGAAGTTCACTCAATTTATCTACGATTTCGCTGTATTTTTTTTGTGCCCTGTCGATGTCTTTATGCAAGCGTGAAATTTTATTGACTAAATATTCTACGTTTCTCACTTTCTCTTCTTCTTCCTTTTTGATTTTGTTTAGCAAATCTTTTTCTTTAAAGAGCTTAGAAACTTCTTCATCATTTGCACAAAGTTGGAAAACAATCTTCGCGATTTTTGACTCTGTTTGTTGCTTTGAAGCTCCCATTTTCATGAGCTTCTCTACTACTAAGTTCCAGTTATAATCGAATGTATCCATATTTATTTGTTGTTTTTCCTCCTATTGTTTTCTTCTCATAAAATCGTTATAATGTAATTGTCAAGAGTCACTTTTCTCAAAAGTTTTCGTTCGTTCGTTTCTTGACAATTTCATTCATAAAGTTTTCTTCTCTCCCTCTTATTAAGAGGGAACTTTTTTGTATCTGGCTGCATTTTATTTACTCCTTGATCTCCTTAAGCAGTTCCACAAGTTTTGCAACGGTGGTCTCTCTAAGTGCGCGCTCATATCCAAGGTCGGTAACGATAAAATAGTGGTCTTTAAACTTAGCCTCTTCACGGGTTTCAAAAGTCTTAGAGTCAAATACTGTAGAAACCATTTTGATCTGAATTCTTACAATTTCTTTGCCGTTGTTTAACGGCTGCTTTAAAAACCATTCTCTGATCATTCCAGTATCTAAACCGAGCGCATAATTCGAAAGATCGGTGATGTACTGCTCTCTTTCTTTTTTGTTTTTTAACATAATGTTTCTCCTCTTTTTTATGTGATGCGGTCGTGCGAGAGCACGAGCTTTTTTTATATTGACAAATTTAATTTAAAGTAAGACTAAAACTTAATATCATCAATCTCTGGTACTTGTAGTATTATTTTTTCGCATCATGAAGGGTAAAGATTTATAAAGTAAATATTTAAACTTTAGGAGTGATTAATTAACGATCTTTATTAGCTCATGCCCTCACATGACCACACCACAATATTAAATTTTTAGCTAATTAGTACGCTGATCAGCACCGCCAGCCCGATTGCGATCAGCGATTTTGTTAATACATGCTTGAGCGCTTTTTTTGCTGTACGCTCTGGCATACTAATAATCAGGTCAGGTCTATTTAGTCGCATAACATCACCTCCTTAAATCATCATTGTGTTAAGTACCCAATAAATAACGGCTGCTGCTAACATTCCACTTACAAAGCTGGCGAGCATTAACACCTTAGCTTTGAAGTAAACAAACTCCAATTCATTACGCGTGTACGCTTTAATCGTTTTCTTCTCCATTGTTTTTACCTTCTTTTTTCTTCTTTGCTTTTTCAATTTTTCTTTTGCCGACTTTTCTCAGGATGCCTCTAAGTTGGCCAATTGTCATACCATACTTTGTGCAAACCTGTTTTGCAGTCATGACGTTTTTTTCAAGCCATTCGCACCGCTTGGCCGGCCTCTTCTCCTTTTTGCCCATGGAGGACTTTTCGCATATTTGTATCTTTCTGCCAGCCTCATATATTCTTTTACGGTGCTAATAGCAAAGCCTAAATTGGTGCTGACTTTCTCATATGTGTTCCAGCCGTTTTTGTCGGCATATTTGATAATATATTTGCCAACATATGCCTTTCTTTCTTCTTGAAAATTCGGGAACTCGGTACGCAACGATGACATGTCGTGAAGTACGACAAATGGGTCATACTCTTGAAACTGTTCGATGATAAAGTCAACGCTTTTCCCGCTACGAAACATCTGTTTAGCTGTTTCAACGTCTTCTTTCTTCATTCGTTTCAATTTCCTTCATCTCCTTCTTGATTTGAGATTCATCGATTTTTAGATAGTCCATAACTCTTTTTGTCAGGACAACATTTGTGAGATTTTCGATGCCTTCGCGTTTGTTCTGTGCTCTGATGGCCTTAAAGATTTTGTAAGACGTATCTCTTGAGCACGGGACAAACTCCGCAATGTCGCTCGCGGTCATCCATCCTTTGATAAGCAGATAGTATCGAGATCTCACCAGTTCGGCAGCTTTATCATTCATATGTTTTCTTCCTTTCCACCATACGGTCTCACCGTACGATTTCCTCAAAAAATATTATGGCTTTTGGCCATAATCGATCATATCTAAAGGTATTCCAGACATGATACTGATTTCAATGATAATTCCCACCTCGGCTTTTTTGGGGTTTTTCTCGATCGAAATATACTTTGAGCGAGAGATTCCAAGCCGTGCGGCCATCTCATCAAGCGTTAAGCCTAAATTATTTCTGATGGCTGATAGTCTTAATTTAGTACTCATTTTTTATCACCTCTTTTTTTCTACAAGTCCATTGTACGGCTTTACCGTACGCATGTCAATACAAAAGTGCGATATCTAAAACTTTTTTTATAAGTGGTTGCACTTTTCGTTTTAAATACGGCGAAACCGTATTATAATATATATATAGAAAGTGAGGTGATTAAATTGAGAGACAACGAGTACAATGATTATTATGTCATCGTTGGCAAGTTTTTTAAAAGAAAACGAGCCGAAACAGTATTATCGATCCAAGACGTCGCTGAAATCCTAGGACGCTCAAAAGGCTGGTATGGTGATGCTGAACGTGGCCGCAATGCTTTAACGCTTGAGGACTGCATGAAGATTTGTGATATCTATCATACTGATCTTGGCGAGCTTGATAAGTTTATCAGAGCATCGCTGAACAACAAAAAAGACACTTAAGCTAGGTACTTAAGTGTCGGGAATTGGGTGATCGGGGGATGGGACTTCCTCCGATCAGTTTGCTTTGTATCTTTATTTTTGGGAAGGTGTATCGAAAATCAAAAAACAAATTTTAACAGTTACTTTTAAAGGAATTTCTTAAATGTTTGTCTATTCAATTTTTGATACAAAAATATTATAGCACAAAGGAGATAAAAGTTATGGGATTTTTTAAAAAGAAAAGGAAAGACGTTACAGTGTCGATCGGATCAGTTACAAGAGAATATGTCGAAGAGCCAACGTATCGCGAGCTTGATCAGATCATTGGCCGCCATGCGGTCAAAACGCTTTATGCAATGCTTCCTGACGTAAAAGCTTATTACCCGTTAAAGATGGTAAATGGATCTCGCATTAATGGGTACATCAGAGAGAAAAAGATTAAAAAGCAAAAGAACAAAGCTGATGATATTCTCTATGACTATTATCCATTTTTTATCGATGGTGGTTTAGTCGAGATCGGCGATGATCGCAGTGTTACTTTTACAACGGCCAAAGGCACAAAGCGTACGATCGGCCAGATCGCGTATAAGGATTTTGAAAAGTTTGAAGATGACTTTACAAAATACAAGCTTGGGATCTATGTCACTGGCGGTCCGTGCGAATATGCACCTGATCCCACATTGGATATCGGAGGATGGTGTGTATATGTAGTTTTTGCTGGTAACAAAGAAAGCTGATCGCCTGATTTTTTAAAGGAAGTGAAGATATATGGCGGTTAAAAAAGATGAAAAGCACGGAACTTGGTATTATTACGGTCGATACACTGATGCTCTGGGCAATAAGAAACAGTACAAGAAGCGAGGCTTTCGCACCAAAAGAGAAGCAAAAGAAGCAGAAGCCGCCTTCCTGGCTGATCCCGATGAACACACCAGCATGACGCTTGACGAAATCGTGAACATTTATGTGGCCAGAGCTCCGGCGCAAGGTGTTAAGGAATCTACGGTATATTCTAATATCAAGTATTACAACAAGCACATCAAGCCATTCTTTGGACGCAAAAATGTGGCCACTATTTCGGCCAGCATGATCGAAACGTGGATCATCGAAATGAAGTCAAAGAAAGTAAGTGGCCACTTTTACAAATACACAACTATTAATCAGGCCAAGGCAACACTCTCTAAATTTTTGCATTATGCGTGCAAGCTCGGCCTGATCAAGATTAATCCGTGTGCTCTGGTGCCTAACCTAAAACCTGATCATCACGAAGTCATGCGCAAAAAAGAAAACTTCTGGGAGCTTTCCGAGTTCAAGCGATTTATTGAAGCAGTCGACTCCGATCAGTGGAAAGATGTATTCTATTTTCTTTTTGACACTGGAGTCCGTGAAGGAGAAATGATGGCGCTTAGGTGGAAGGATATTGATCTTACGCAAAAAGTGGCCAGCATCAGAGCATCAGTAACAAGCAAGAGCTATGCATCCGGGCCGATCATTACCACCCCTAAAAATACGCGAAGCATTAGAACTATTGACTTGCCGGAATCACTTGTAAATCGTCTTATTTTGCGATATGAGCGCGAAAAGAAGAAAGACGGATTCTCCATAGACTTCTTTGTCTTTTGGGATATACGACCTATGTCTCGTCACGCCCTGGCCCATAATTTAGACAAGTACATTGCCAAGGCAAAAGTAAAGCGCATCACGCCTCATGGGTTTCGCCACTCTCATGCTTCACTGCTGATTGAAAAGGGCCTGCCTGATGCCCTGATAGCCGAAAGATTAGGACACACTACAGAAGAGCTGCATAAAACGTATGCGCACATCTACCAGCGCAGAAGAGACGCTATGAAGCAACAGCTCGACATTATTTTTTAGAAATTTGTATGCCAAAATTATGCCAAAAGATTTTTGTAAAAGAAAAAGCCCCATTTCTAGGGCATAATTGTAATATGGTGGAGATGAGGGGAGAATAAAAGTATATCCTTTTATATATTTTTTATGGCTTTGTGTTCCTGAATTATACGTTTTTAATAGGATTTTTACGTATTAATGCTTATTATTACTATACTATAATTGAATTTTTATGCCAAAAATATGCCACATAGCCCCCCATTTGAATATGTATTAGTACAATAGATTTTTGATAACTATGCGATAAAATACATAAAATAATCACTGATTTTTATCTATTTTGATTATTTTTGTGCAACATTGCAACAAACACGCAACAAAAAAGGGAGGATCGGATGTCCTCTCTCTTTTGTTTGTTTTGCGCAACAGTTCTTTAGTGGTTATGCGGTGCCTTGTCATTCACCGCAAGTAAATTATATTACTTTTTTGTGAATCAATCAATAAGGCTATCTTATAATTATTTTCCAGCAGCTTTTTCCATGGCTTTTCTGATTGCTCTGTATTCTCCTGGAGAAAGTTCTTTGACTTTTCCCCGCTTCCAATTTTTGTAACGGGAGATGTTGATCCCGTTGCAGTAATCCGCAATGATCGCGGACATGGAAAAGTACTTCTCGTGCTCGATAATAAACTCTTTATCATTGAGCACATTTTTTTTAAAAGCATCCGGCTTTACCAGTAAAGTAAGAGTCATCCCCGGATACTCAAAGTCGGCAAGATCAGGATCGCCGATATAAAACATCGATCCTGGAAATTTATATTCGATGCTCCATTTAAGGATCGGATAATCGTCGATCTTAGCATTGAGAAGTTTAGATCTATCAAAATCATCCAGCATAAAATCATCACTGACCTCATCGCTGTTAATAACTACATAATCGATGTCGTTATTTCTGATAATCATGGAGACTTTATCGTCTCCACTCTCGTACTGCACGCCTTCCTTAAAACAGTCATATGCGATCGATGAGTCATCGTCCTTGATCACATAGATGTTATTATCTCCGAGCTCGGCATTGCCGGCAATTGCGATCGCTGCTTTTACAGCGTCATCGCGGTTTTTGTAATGCTCTTTTAAAAAATTATCACGGTATTCGATTCTATACATTTTTTCTCCTCCTTTTAATCGGTGTTGGTAGTGTTATCGCCTCGCTTTAATTATTTATCCGATTGTTAAAACAATCTTTCCATTTTCATTTTTTGATGATTCGACGTTGTATTTCCATAAAAACGTCTCTTCAAAATCACTTGGCATATCGCCATCAATAGTGATTTCAGTCAAATAAGCTGCACCATTATCATCGATTTTTTCAAGCTCCCAGGCTAATTCGCGGTATCCGTCTGCTTCCTCGTACCATGTATCTGATACGCCAGCAAATACGCCTCTCATTTCATAGTGGATATGTTTCTCGACTTTTTCTGGATCTTCAAAGTCAATCCTCCACTCAAACGGATCATCCGTTTTTTGTTTGACCCACCAGATAGTGTACTGGTTGCCGTCTTCATCGTGGCCATCTGCCACGAGCCAATAGTCTTCAAAAAAAATGCTGTCAGCTTCATCAGGCTGTTCATCCAAGTAAATCTCTTTACCGTTCCATAAAATTGATTTTGATTCATTAGTTTTCATACTTTTGTCCTCCAATAATTTTTCTTTACTTCTTTCTTTATCTTTCTGCCTTTATTATACTCTATAAAGTGCACAATTACAATAGCTAAATGCACTTTATAGAGTACTTTTTTATTAAAATTTTTTATTGGATCAGGAATCCATTTTTGTCAAAGTACTGATCATCAAGCACCTCGACAAGATAGTCGCTGCATTCACCTGATTCAACAATCTTATAAATGCGTTTCTGCTGTGCGCGATCCCATCCGAACTGCCATCCATAATATCTTAATGATGATAGGCAGTCACCTCTATCAAATTCCTCTGTTAAAATTTCCCAAACCTGATAAGCTTCATCGATTGTCATTTTTTGTTCCTCCTTTGTTCATGTCATCAAGCAGCAGATAGAGCAAGTAATCTGCTACAAACTCTCGCTTCTCAACATCATATCCTTGATACCATGCATCTTTCGTTTTTGCTTTGATGTATTTAACTTGATCATCGTTGAGGTATACATCATATTTTTTGATTTCCATTTTCTTTTCCTTCTTTCTTAAACAGTGTTTTATGTGTTACCGCTTCACGTCCTTTTAAAATTCTTTTCTTGATTTCTTTATGCAACCACTAACGTCGTTGCCTTCATTCTTCGGCTTCTTATAACTCCATCTTGTAGGCTCTTTTCCATTATCGTAAGCGTTTTTCCGGTTTTTGATGGGGTTATGCTAACGACTTGACTTTTATATCCGTAATTCCATGTGATAACATCGCCAATTTTTAATTCTTTAGCTTCTTTTGCTTCTTGTCTTGTGTAAATACCTTGTAATTTTATTGTTTTCATTTTCTTTTACCTCTCTCTTTCTTTATCTACTTTCATTATACTCTTTTTAGAGTACCTGTCAATAGATTAGTGCACTTTTTAGAGTATTTTATAATAAAAAAATAAAAGGGGATGATGTGCTCACCCCCTATAAGATCCAGCGATCTATACTTTTTTTACGTAATCAGTACGCAAGCAGATCCATCCAGCGCCTGACTTTAACTTGCCATAATAGACATTTTTGTACTTTTGCGTCTCGGTGATCGTGTAAACCGTGTTTTTGGCTCTGATGTATGTGGCCACTTTTGCGCTGGTGCTTGGATTTTCGCGCACCGTGCGCGGCACCTTGATTACTTTGTATTTACCTGTTGACGTGTAGCACTTAACGACCTGATCCTTTTTAAGCACAATACCGCCGGTGATGGCCTTTTTAAAGTTGGCCCACTTTTTAGCGTTGATCATAGTCGCAGGGCAAAGTTTGTTGTTTACATCAAAATGACGGATGATCGTCTTTGCATTTGGACAGCAGGCCTGGATGTGTCTGATCAGCCAGGCCGTCGCGTTGATCATGTCATTTGATGGTGATTTTTTGGCAATGTCGCATAACTCGATAGACACCGAATTTGAGTTCATGCATTTTTTGTAGTACGATCCGCCACCAGCGACATGACTAAAGTATCCGCCGACCGACCAGGCCGTTTTAGTGATCTTGATTGACTGATAAATCTCGCCATCCTGATCAACAAAAAAATGCGCTCCGGCCGATCTTGTGTTAGATGTTGCAAAATAGTTGGCGTTAGCTTTTGCAGTGTCGCCGTTGTTGCCCGTGTAGTGGATCACAATGTATTTGATACTTGCGTATGATCGATCACCGCCATAAGATACGGATCTGGCCCATTTGTTTTTAATCTTGTAACTCATTACTTGTCATCTCCCTTATCGTCACTTACTGGATCGAGTTCGACCGGTGCATCATCAGAGCGGTCGTCGTCATCTCTCGTAAACTGTTCAAGCTCTTTTTCATTTTTTGGCAAAGATGCAAGTGATGTGAGCACCGAATACAGCCCAGCAACAAGAGAGATAGATAAAACCGACTGCCAATTGATATCAGTAACAGCCTGGCCGATCGTGATCATTGACACAGCCGTCTGGGCTGCCGTCTTTAAAGCTTTGATCGCTGTTTTTTTAGCCCATTTGATATATAATTCTTTCATTTTTTTACACCTACTTTTTTAAATAAAATCTCTATTTTTTAATCGCATTTCGTACGTTTCTTTAATAACTTTTGTTGTCATCACGGTTTGATTGTTTTTAAATTTTGGATGACTCGCGCAGTACTTTTCATACATATCAATGTCGCTCAGGACCTGCTCAAAATTTTCTTCGCTGTGTTTGATGCCTCGCGATACCTCGTCGCCAAACCGCAAGATCCTCACTCTTGCCGTGATCGCTCGGTCCTCACCGATCGTGTGGTTGATCATGTCGTTTTGCTTTTTCAGCTCATCGATAGACTTTGACAGTCTATCGACTTTACTGTTGATGTCAGCATTGATGACTCGTCCGAGCCATCTGCCGACAGCCGACCAGGGATTTATTTTGATCGGCACAATCTGGATCACGGTCATACTCAGTACAGTCAGTGAAAATACATCCTGTATATCAAAAGTTATCCCGCGGACGAAATGCGGAAACAAATCTAAAAGATGCAAAATAAGCACCTCCAGTAAAATTTAGTCGTAATGTTTATCATATTTGTAAGCTTTGTTAATCAGATCGTCGTACTCGCTCACCGTTATTTGTGACTTTGCGAGTGCGCGATTGCACATATCCTCAAATGTTTTAAAATCATGCTGCAGCATAAGTCTGAGCATGATCTGATAATTCGATTCCTTCATGTTTTGTTCTAACCTTTTGTTTAAATAGTTTTGCGTCTCTGTTACGCTGGAGCACAACATTTTCCTCGGCCCACCTTTTTAGGCCTTCACAGTTAATGTGTTTTAGCTCTCCATAATACGAGTTAAGTGTTGCCTGTGCTTCCTTAAAACCAATTTCAAAATTGGCATACTTTATGCATGTATCGATCATCTTCTTTTTCATTCTCTTAGATGCCTGATGCGTAAATTTTATTTTGTTGCGGTAAACGCGTCTGGATAAAAATGTAATACCGCTTTTTACCTTGCCAATACACGTCTTATCATTTAAATCAAGCTTAAGTTTGTCTAATAAAAAAGCTTTTATCTTTTCGTGATAAAAGTGTATCTGATCGAGATCATCGCTGAGGATTACAATATCATCCATATACCTGATATAAAATTTTATCTTTAGTACATGTTTGCAGTACTGATCCAGCTCATTGAGATAGATGTTTGCAAACAGCTGGCTTAAAAGATTCCCGACCGGCATTCCTTTGTCAAAAACCATCTCATCAACGTTCACATCATCTATTGACTTGAATCTAGGCAATCCAAAGGCATATTTATCACACTCAATGATCTTGCCTAAAAGCCTGACGGTTTCAGGATCGTTTTTATAATATCTAGAAAATATTGACAAAAGGACACCGTGATCGATACGGTAAAAGAATTTGGAGATGTCCATTTTTAAATATCTCGTCTCTTTATTTTTAGCATATAACCGGCGCATCCATTTCTGCAGTGTTGTTACTGCTTTTAAAGTGCCTTTATTTATTCTCGATCCGTATGAATGGTAAATCATTTTGCGGTCTAGCCACCAGTTGATTTGTCTATATACTGCCCATTGCACTACACGATCGTAAAACGGCAGAGCCATAATAAGCCTTTTCTTCTTTTCAAATATGATTTTATACCTGTAAGAACGGATCTCGTATTTGCCTGTAATAATTTCACGTTGCATTTTTGCAATGTTTTTATCGAGATTGTTGTAAAACTTAATGACCTCAGACCAGTCCCACTTGCCTTTGGCAGCCTCATAAAAAGATGCGATCAGATTATCCCAAGACGCAATTCTATATATAAGTTTCAATTTTTAAAAAATTAGTGCTTTATCACTGTGATCATTTAACACTCAGATAAAGCATTTTTGTTTGCTTTAGCGTAAAAAAACGCTGGGACGCGCGTCCCTTATACTGGACAGGATGCTAATAATATTTATTGCTTTACCATAACGTCCAGCGCAAGCAAGGCGGGCGCCGTTGTTCCTCCTGCTATCAGAGCGCGAATCATTCGCATTGAGGTTGAATGGACCAGCCGAAGAGTGATTCCTCCAATTACCGCCTTAATTCGACACGTGCCCCAAATAAAAAATGCTACTGTGTGCTTTTGATCCACGCACCTAGCATACATCCGATCTCATTGATCTCTCTGATCCACACGCGATGCAGTCCAGGTGATATAAATTTAAGTTTTGGATCAACAGCCACATTTAGCACTGATCTTATGATGTTAAGCTGCACGTCCATTTTGTGCTGATATGTCTTTTTAGTTTTAGACGCATTTGCACATATGCACAGTTTAAGCAGTTCTGAGTATGCATCATATAGATTTTTCTGCATACTAAATTTGTAAGGCTTGCGTATGTATTTTGTGCGATCGTCTAAAAACATGAGGGATCTTGTGATTGCCATCTGGATTCTCAGCTCTTCTTTGATCACAGCTACACTTTCCTTTCTTAAATTTTTTAAATATATAAAGTATGCCAGGCAAAAGCATACGCTTTCTGCCTGGCGGTCAGATTACTGATTATCTTCGCGATAAGCAAGGCGGGCGCCGCTGTTCCCCCAGCTACCAGAGCGC